AAGCTTTCCAGGAGGCATCGGTGGTTCTATAGGAAAAGGCTCATTACCTGGAATAACAGGTTTAGGTGTTCTCTGAATACTCATCGGTGGTTCTATAGGAAAAGGCTCATTACCTGGAATAACAGGTTTAGGTGTTCTTGGTCCTGTAGGGAACCCTCCTCCAGGAGGTGTAAATGGATCAGGGACAAATGGAGGAGACATTCCTGGTCCCGGAGGAGGAGGTGTATATGGAGGCGGCATTCCTGGCAAAGGTCCGACAGGTTCTGGTTGTCTTATTGGTCCTGTTCCTGGGAATCTTGGCCCGAACTTTCCTGGAAACCTTCCTTTTCCAGGCATATTATTAACTGCGTCGTTAACAAGGTCTTCCATTGGAGGTGTTCTAGGAGGAGGTTGTTGTGGGTCTCTTATTGGTCCAGGTCGAGGAGGCATTCCAGGTGGAGGTGTCTGCGTCTGCGCAGGAGTACCGTCTGGGTTTCTTTTCCCTTCTTGTATTTGTAGTTGATAAATACTGTCTCTTAGAGAAATCTCTCCGTCCCCGTCTATATCATAATCTTCTCTGTAAACATCCGCTTGGTCGCTTCCTAGATACGCCATGATAAGGTCTGAAAGACTCATGTCTTCTGGCGCCACGTTAGCTAGATCGCGACTTTGTGGAGGCGGTGTTTGTGGAGCAGGTATATTAAAACGAGGGTTATCGCCTTCACCAACGTATCTCATAGGTGGCCTTGGCCTTCTATTAGAAACAGGACTTGGAATCGCTCCCATGATGCCTGGTCTTCGGTTTCCGCTTCCCATGAATCTACTTGCCATCTTTCTTCTCTTTGTTTATGCGTTCTCTTTCGACGCCTGCTTTTAGCGCTGCCATGTCTTCTTGAGAGTTCATCTTCTCTTCTTCCATTCTCAGTTTCATAACAGCTATGTCTTCTTGCGATTTTAGCTTTTCTTCTTCTGAGCTGTCTTTTTGTTTAAGCCTTGCTTTATCAAGTGCTATCTTCTTAACAGCAATTTCTTTATCGTCTTTGTTCTCTTGCTCTCTAATTTCTAGCTCTTGCTGTTTTAATTCTACCACTCCATCATCGGGTGGTGTCAAGATTTCATCCAAACGAGGTAATATTTGTTTCATCATATCGAGCTCCATTTGTGCTTTTAGAGCTTCTTTTTCTGGGTTAGGTGGAGGCGGTTGTTGTCCAGGTGGCACAGGTCCTCCTTCTTGCATTTGTGGCATAGGTCCTTGTTGTCCCATCATACCTTCTTGAGGCATCATACCTTCTTGTCCCATCATACCTTCTTGAGGCATAGGTTGTTCGGGAAACGCTTCCTCTGCAAGTTTCTCCGCTGCTAATGATATGTGTTGAAAAATGTGCGAGGTTAAAGAAGGCACAGTTGCAGGGTTCATCATTGCAATAGGGCTTTCAATCACAGAAAGGTGCGCCTCAATATGCGTCATGTGTTCCTGTTCAGGAAAAGCTGTCGCGGGCGCGCCCATCAATGCCGCGCCATTTTCTTGCGCGGGATCCACAGGAGCTGGAGGTGGTGGATCTGGTAATAGTAATGCTTCGATGTTTTCTGAACCTAACGCCTCATACATACGGCGATAGGACTCTTTAATATTGTGTATTTCGGGATTGCTTTGTACTAATTGCAGTTCTTGTTGAGCTAATGTGATTCTTTGGCTCATTGAGAAAAAGTTTGGATCCGATATAGGAAGTACATCAACGCGGCCATCAAAATCGGATTGTTTAATTGTTTGATCGCCACCCGCTACTTGATAAGGATACTCAGGCGGTAAAAACTCTGCGAACAGTCTAGCTAGTATTTGAAACTCTGTTTTTTGAGCATAGTGCAGTCTTTTATGCACAGCTGACATAACTCGTGTGCCTTGTTCCAAAAGTGCCATGGTAGTGCCAACAGGCATTTCTTGATTGCCTTCGCCAATTTGTAAATTAGCCAGTGAAGCAAATCTTTGCCCTGCTTCAACACAAGAACCCATCAAAGCAAGTAGTGTTTGTGAAGGTTCTTTATAAGGAAGAGGTATTAAAGAATCTCGAAGAGCTCCGCCTGGTGCATCAACATCTCTAAACTCACCTGGTTCTATTGGAGTCTCATCGTCCCTGATCCTTAGTCCTCTCGCCTTAAACCCAGCGGGTAAATTAGCAAGGGTTCCAGCATCAATAAGTTGTCTTAAAGCTCCTGTTGCAGTTTTTGATAAACCGCCAATCATGTGAATTAAACCGAAGCCGTAGAACCCTAATCCTGGTAAAAATTTATAATGGACGAAATGTTGTATTTTCGTCTTCATTGGATCATTTGAAGTATAGTTTCTACGGATGGCTAATACCTGATTTGAAGTCCGATCAATGGTGATTATATATGGGAGATGAAAACCATCGGGATCCTCAAAGTCAGGTATGTCCATTGACACATGAAACTCTAAGAGCTCATACATCATATCATTGCTTCCAGCAGACAAACCTTCAAGCTCATTTATTTTATCTTTAGGCGAACTGCTTACGCTTGTTTCGCTAGGCTGCAGGGAAATATCTCTATAGAAACCAGCTACTTGTTGTGCTCGTACCTCGTTGTAGGTCATTTTTACAATGTGGGTGACTCTTTCGCATGTTTCTATGTCACTAGCTGTATAAGGCACAACTAAATCTTCTGTCGGCACAAAAGTGCTGACTGCTCGTTGTTTACTTGGATCAAAGTAGACTTTCTTAAAAGCAGAGCCAGCAAGGGGTAAATAGAACAGTAATTGGTCCATTTCAGGGGTATATTCCTGCATTACAGTCGTAATTTGGTAGTTCATGTAGTCTTTAACACGATTAGATTGAGCCTCGCTTTCAGGTGTTTCAGCGCCCATTATCTGTGTTTTTACAGGCCCTTTCGCTGGTAATAGCTCTTTAAAAGCTTGGGCTTGGAATTGTGTGACTGATTCTGCTAGGAGGGGGTGGGTAACACCTGATGCTCCTGGAAAAGGTCTGTCTCGTTCTTCGTACTTGAATCCAAGTAGATCCAGCCCTTCGACATAGGTTTGTTCCCATTCGGAGCGGCTCGCGTGATCGTCTTCAAAGTCTGAAACTAGTTCTTGGGCGATTCGCCCTAGTTCTGATTCAGGCACATAATCTGCTAGGTTGGCTTCAAACGGAACTTCTTGTTGTTGCTGCATTCCATCGGGGTCAAAGTTAACATCTGCCGAACCGTCTTCTGCAAAGGAAACCTCTGCACCATTGTCCATGGGCATTGGTTCTTCGATCTCAACTGTTTCTCCCGCTTCAATATCTAAGTCAATTAGATCTGAGATACGGTCTATGTTAGTCGGCTTGTTTCCGCTTATTGTTGCCATTAGTTATACCTCTCTATTGGAGAAAGGACGTCCATCAGAACATCGGCGATTTCTCTGCCAAACTCTTCATCATCCCATTTTTCCATAAAACTTTTTTCTGGCATCATAGTAGTCTCTGCCATTTTTGCAAGTGCTGGAACCGCCAAAGCTTCTGTTCTCATCTTTTTAACATAATCAGTAATTGTTTTGTTTGCTTCCTTTGCTAGCGTTTGATGTTCTGCTGCTTCTCTAAACTTATTAAGCTTTCTAGCCTCTATTGCTGCTTGCTGGTGCCTGCGAAGATCTGAAAATAACCCTTGTGCTTGGGTTTGTGCGGTAGACTCTGTAATTCTTGGTTTTGAGACTTTAATGGCTTTTGCAAGAAGGTCTCGTGCTCCTTGTTGTATTGGCGATCTTTCACCAAAAGGAATGTCGGTACGAATGTGTGCTGTTTGTTTGTAACGATCCCAGTTGCGTACAGGAGGATGTAGCTTCTTTCCAAAACTCGCTTCACTTCTGCTTTTACCAATGAACTGACCTGTTCGACCTTTTTGCATTTGTTTCAACAGCTTTATTATTCCACTCGGATTAGGCATTAGTTAGCCCCCATCTTTGTTTTATTAAGCATTTGGTCAACTATTTCTTGTTCTCTTCTATCATCACTCCGTTCTTTGCCATACATTGCGCCTGCTCCTAGCCCTGCTCCCCACATAAAATTCCTAAACTTGTCTCGTGAGTGTTTCGCTAGTGTCCTAGTTGCGGTGTCAAAACCCGCTTCAACAGCACTTCGGCCTCTAGATGCCGCAGTTGAAGCTTCTATCGTTCTGTCTAACATTTTTAGCGTTTCTTGAGAACGTTTATAAACTTCAGGTGTCATAGGACCCCCCGCTTTATGTTGTGCCATAACGTTGTCCAAGTATTTTCTCTGGCTCCGCATAGCTTCGTCTATTGTTTTAAACTCAGCTCGCGCTCCTTGCAAGTTACCTTTTATTTCAAAGTTTGGAACAT